ATAGCTAGAATGGGTGACGGCATTGCCGGAGATGCCAGCGGTCCATGTGGTAGTCTCATTGCGGCAAATTGTGCTACAACGTTCATCGTCGGTGGATAAATAACGATATGTCTAGAAATACTCGCACCTTCACCGACCTCGATGCAGCATTTACGTTGAATCCTCGCACTCGCGATGTGGCCACTAAAACCAACGAGGCCGCAATTCGCAACAGTATTCGCAATCTCATACACACCAGACACTATGAAAGACTGTTTCAGCCCGATCTTGGTTGTCAGGTTCATGGTCTGTTGTTTGAAAATCTATCGCCGTTGACTGTGCATGTAGCGGAACGCACCATTTTTGATGTACTGAATAAATTTGAACCCCGCATTGACATTTTGAGTATTTCTGTTACTTCCGGTGATGATGACATCAGTCTAGAAATCGAAATTGTGTATAAAATAATAAACACCAATCAACCGCTTCGGTTCAACACCACTTTTACTAGAGTACGATAATGGCTGCCAATCCCTATGTTAGAGTCACTGAACTCGACTTTGAACAAATCAAAGAAAATTTAAAAACTTTCCTTCAAAGTCAAAGCCAATTTTTAGACTATGATTTCGAAGGCAGCAATCTCAATGTATTGTTGGATGTTTTAGCCTACAACACTCATTACAATGCAGTGTTGGCCAACATGGCCAGCAATGAAATGTTCATCGATACTGCGTTGAAACGCAGTTCAGTGGCCAGTTTGTCCAAAATGTTGGGTTACACACCACGCAGCCGACGTGCGGCTCGGGCTCGATTATCATTAAGTGTGTACAATGTTCCCAATGCACCCAACTATGCCACCTTGGAACGGTTCACAAAATTCAGTGTAGCAGTGGATAATACAGTGTATGACTACTTCACTACTGATAGTTATGTAACCGAACCCATAGGCGGTGTTTACACCTGGAACAACGTCGATGTCTATGAAGGACGTCAGCTGGATTTTTATTGGACTGTGCCTGCACAAGTAACGCCAGCCACAAAATTTATTATTCCCAATGCGGATGTTGACATAGAAAGCCTGCAGATTTCTGTGCAATACGGCGGCACTGGTTCCTATGTTGATGTTTTTACTCGAGTAACCGACATCACCAGTGTAAGTCCCACCAGCAAGGTTTTCTTTGTAGAAGAAAACAGCCAGGGCCTGTATCAAATTTATTTTGGTGATGGTATATTAGGCGAAAATTTATCGGCCGGTGATGCAGTAAGAGCGCGATACATTGTCACCAACGGCACAACCGGCAACATCAGCCCCAACACCGCAATAACCTGGTTCACCAATAGTATTCTTGGTGAAACTGCCGTGGATAAAGTCATCACCACCATTACTGCACCCAGCGGAGGTCTGGATGCTGAAACTACGGATCAGCTTAGATTCAATGCTCGCAACAATTATGTTGCCGGTAATCGCACCATTACCACCATGGATTTTTCCAATGCCATCGCACAGGCCCTGCCCAGTGCACAGAGCGTAAACTGTTGGGGCGGAGAAAGCAATGTGCCGCCGCGGTATGGTACGATATTCATTAGTATTAAACCATACGATGGCTACATACTTACTGACCTAGAAAAAATTCGGCTTGTCAACAACGTGTTGGCACCACGCAGTATGCCAACACTGGAATATGCCTTTGTGGACCCAGAATATGTCTACATTGGCGTGGATGTGTATTTGAAGTACCGCACTGCCAACACCACGAGATCAGCACAACAAATTCAAAGCTTGGCGCTGCAGAAGGTGCAGGAGTATTTTGATAATAATCTAGAACAATTTAATGCTGGATTTTATACGTCACAGTTGCAGGAAATCATACAAAACATGGATCCCTCCATCATTAGCAATATTTTGGTGATACGACAGCAAAAACGGCTGGCTCCCAATGTTGGTGAACTGTATTCAGCAGACATTCAGTTTCCTGGTAAAATACATCCCGCAGAATTGATCAGCACATTCTTTGTATATTATACTGGCTCAACGTATGCCAATGTTTATCTTGGCGATGAACCTGACGAAAGTCCGCCAAACTACGAAGGCACTGGACGCCTTAACATTTATGAAGCCGCTACCAACACAGTACTGGACACCGTAGGTACTGTGAATTATGCCACTGGTCTGGTCACCATAGATAATTTAGCCATAGCCGGCTATGTTGGTGACACTACTATACGATTGACCAGCAATTTACAGCAATCCAGTCGTGATCTCATACCACGCAATAACGAAATTATTGTGCTTGATGATACCCGTGGCAATCCAGTGGATGCAGCAATCAATGGCATTAGCATAAATGTACTTAGCACCACATCATGATCACCAGCCAAACTATAACCACATTTATTGATCAACAATTTCCAGATTATGTTCTGGAATATTATCCTATGTTTGTGATATTTGTCACCAAATATTACGAGTGGTTGGAGCAGGGCGGCAATCCTCAGAATATAATTCAAAATATTCGCTACAACAACGACATTGATTCGGTGGCCAGCAGTTTGCTGACTCGTTTCATGACCATGTATGCCCCAAATCTTCCGCTGCAACCTACGGCAGATCGCAGCATTGTACTGAAATATGTTCGACAGTTTTATCAGAAAAAAGGCAGTGAAGAAAGTTTTAAATTTTTCTTTCGAGCATTTTTCAACGACGAAGTTACATTGTTTTATCCTCGCACCATTTTGTTTAAACCTTCGGACAATAATTGGTACAACGAACAACGATTGACCATAGTAAGAACCAACGGTAACCCAGATAGTTCGGTGCATACTGTGATTGTTGGTTCAAGTTCAGGTGCGCGAGCCGTAGTCAATGCTTCGCGTCGCATCGAAGGTACCAATCGGTGGGAATTGGTGTTGCAGCCCAGTTCGGTTACTGGTGCGTTCACCAGCGGTGAAACTGTGGCCACCATAGTAACCGACTGGTCAGATCGCAGCACCAGTTTGGTCACCATGTCGTTGACTCAGACACTGCAGAGTTCGGCGGGCGTGTTTTTAAATACCCGCAGCATGCTGAGCAACGATCAGGTCATACAAGACAGTTATTATTTTCAACAATTCAGTTATGTAATTCGCACTCGCATAGGCCGAGAAAAATGGGCTCAGGCAGTTCTGCAAGAACTGCATCCCGCAGGTCTGGTGTTATTCAGTGATCTTCTGCTGGACAGCACCATAGCATCCAACAACACATCAAGTTTTTTGCGCACAGTCAATGTAGAAACTACGGTGCGTATACCCACCCGGCGTGATTTTTATATTGCCCAGGGATATACTTTTGATCGACTTGCAGACTTTCGTACTGGCACCAGTGCAACTGTGTCTGTTGGCAACATTGTCTATGATGCAAACTATGCATATCCCGGCGAAGATATTACATTTGCTTTGCAGAAAGAAGGCGATGATGTCATCTATGGTGAAATTAGACAAACCATTATACCCACTGGAGCAAGTTGGGATAAAATTCGACCCGGTGTGGGCAATCGTGAACAAATTATTACTCAAGGACTGGGCATAAACTTCAACAGAGTCAACGATCTTTATCGCAACGACAGTGCCATGACTCTGACTGCCAACACTGCGATTTTTAGTTTCACCACCAGTATTACTAACGTCACTGGTGTGTTGACTTTAATTACCTGGATCAAAGACCCATCGGGCAATGCTACCAACGAATTAGCCAATGTATTGAACATTCAAACAACGTCTACATCGTTTGCCAGTTCTACTGCAAATTTGATCACCAGTGGCCCAATAAATATCAGTGACGAAGTCCAGAGAAATTTTAAATCGGTGGCAGTAGGTAGTTCGCAAATTTACGCGAAATCTATATTCTATACCAGCAGCAACATGATAACTACGGTAAGCAGCATTACGGTGCAGGTTGGTAGTTCCTTGGTGACTACGGCACAATATTTGTTCCGGCCTTTCAATGCCAATCGTGGACAGAGTTTCAGTAGATTCAGCATATTAAGTCAGGGCAGCCCCACCGTAACCGGTGAAACCATCACAATTAGCGTATCGGTGAGTTCAGATTCGCAGTTTGCCACCACAAGTTCAGATTTTCTTTCCATTACTATGGTTGG